CTATGAATTAGTAAAGAAAGTGTTGAATGAATTAAACAAGAAATAGTTATGACCGAAGAACTAGTGACATTAGAAACAGCTAAGTTGCTGAAAGAGAAAGGATTTAATGAGTATTGTAAAGATATTATTAAAGAAGACGATAATCGGATAATGCAATCTGTGTTCCGAACAAATAAGAATTTGCCAAAATTGTGTTATAGTCGTCCCACTCAATCCGTTGCACAAAAGTGGCTGCGTGAAACCAAGAACCTGCATATCGAAATATCCTATATGTATGAAAACTATTGGACGTATGATATACTGACAATTCCGAGACATGACTTGATAGGATTGTCTGACAGACCTATTATCCGTTATAATACCTACGAGGAAGCACTTGAATCTGGATTACAAGAAGCATTAAAACTTATATGATTATGGAAATAGCAGAATCAATATTTAAATTCATCCTTGCCTCATTAAATGTTTGTGCTCTGGCATTTACTTTAATTTTGGTAAGCAAGTGGCATATACGCATGGAGAATAAGCTGGATGAGATAGAAAGATATGTCCGTCATGTGTCAGATCGTAACGATATTGTTTACATTAACCAGCTTTCGGAATTGCAAAGACTGTTGATAAAAGAGGAACGGTATGAGGAAGCTGGAAAGATTGGGAAAATAATCAAGGATGAAGAAATTAAATTAGGAATAAGGAAATGAGCAATATTAATTTGAACGAACTACGGGATCGATCTTATAAGACAGCTTGTGATCACGGTTTACATGATAAAGAACTTTTAAGAAAATGAATTAAATGACAAGTTTTGTTTTTATTCAGATTTTTTGTAACTTTGAATTATAATGTTTCCGTGTAAAGGGGCACGGTACGTTCTTCGGACGAAAAGACTTTTATGGGAAAAAAACTCGTAGCAAATAGAGAAAATTTCTGCCATTATTATATGGAAACGGGTAATGCTACAGATGCATATCGGAAAGCTTACCCTAATAGTATTGGATGGAAGGATGGGGTCGTTAGTAAGCGTGCATTTGAATTGCTGAGAAACCCATCTGTCGCATCCCGTGTAAATGAATTACAGGCTGATATATTAAAAAAGTCTGAAATAAAGAAGGAAGATGCATTGCGTTTTCTTACAAATGTGGTAAATGTAGACCCTATAGATCTTCAATTAAAAAGTAAAGATACGTTTATTGTCCGTTCTCTTGAAGATATACCAAAACCAGTCCGTTGTTGCATCCAATCGATTAAGAACACTCAATATGGAGTGGAGATACGGCTATACAGCAAAATAGCCGCCATTACACAGATAAGCAAGATGCTTGGATGGGATGCTCCGGTAAAAAGTGATGTCAGTACTAATGTGCGCATGATAATTGGGGACGAGTGATGATAGAGATGGTATTCTCACATAAGTTGTTCAATCCTCTGTTTTGGCATATCCGTAAGGCTATGCATGACAAGAATATCAGGTACATTATAAACAGAGGTGGTTCTTCATCGGGAAAATCTGTATCTACGACACAGGCTGTGTTGTTGTCTGTATTTTCTTGCGAAGGTTCGGCTCTTGTTGTAAGAAAAGTGGGAGCCAGTCTGAGGAATACAGTGTATGAAGAGTTTAAGACCCAACTAAAGGCTCTTCAACTGAGTCAGTTTTTTGTGCCTAAGGAAAATAATATAACTTGTGTAAATGGTTGTAAAATTGACTTTACAGGGCTTGATGATCCTGAAAAAATAAAGTCTATCACTGGATATCGTTGGATAGTGATGGAAGAAGCAACCGAGTTCGAATATGAAGATTTTACTCAGATACGTTTCCGTCTTAGAGGTAAGGAAGGATTGCAGATAATATGCAATTTTAATCCTGTATCTGAGGATTCATGGATTAAAACGAAAATTCTTGATACTTATGAATGGGACGATCTTCCAAATGAACTATATGGCGAAGTGAAAAATCCTCTTACTAAAAGTTCTTTGCCAAAGGCATACAGCACAATATTAGGGAAACGGGGTAGCAAACCTAGAATGATCGCCAATGAACGTACAGGAAAGCTGGAAAAGTACCCATCGGATACAATAGAACTGCATTCGTCTTATAAAAATAATTTTTGGGTGGTTGGTTCCCCGGACGGTAAATATGGATATTATGACAGGCAGACAATATCCAATTATCAATGGTACAAGGAACATGATTACAACTATTACCGGGTATATGCGCTGGGTGAATGGGGTAGTATTAAGACGGGGGGTGAGTTTCTATATGCTTTCGATTCTAATAGGCATATTAAAACAACACGATATATCAAGGGACTTCCTGTGCATATTTCTATTGATAACAATGTTCTTCCCTATATTTCGATTTGTTTTTATCAAGTGGACGGAAGTCATATAAGGCAGTTTAATGAGATATGTGCCGGTGATCCCTTTAACACAGTAACGCAGGCATCTCGGATGGCTGTTGATTATCTGCGGTCAATCAGATACAATGATATGCTGTATTTATATGGTGACGCTTCAACAAGGAATGGGAACACTATAGATGATGAAAAGAGGTCATTCCTTGACAAGTTCGTAGAAGGGCTGGAAGGTACTTACCATGTCGAAGAAAGAATACCGGATTCTAATCCGTCCGTACCCATGTCTGGTGAGTTTGTCAATTACATGCTTGATGGTGGTTCCGGAATGTGTTTTTCAGTAGATGACGGATGTAAGAATTCAGTTGTTGATTATAATAATGCCAAGAAGGATGTTAACGGTGGAATGTTGAAGACGAGAGTTAAGGATAAGGTTACGGGGCAGTCTTATGAGAAGTACGGGCACATTTGCGACTGCTTACGTTATATTACCGTATGGGTGTTTAAGGATGAATATACTCGTTTCTCCTTAAAAAGAAAACGAAGTAAAATTAAGCAGGAAAATAAAGATATGAGATATTATGATATATCTAAAAATATTCAGGGGACAAGACTTGTATATGTTCTTCCCGAATATGCCGGAAAGTTTATTATGGTTTCATGTTATGTAAATGAGCGAATATATATCGATAATGTGACATATATAAGTTCATTTGATGAAAATGTTCTTCTGTCATTTTTAGAAGGGATATCTCCTGCGGAGATCTTGTTTGAAAGTGAAAAAAATTATTTTCCTATAGCACGGGGCTTAAGGGATAGATACGATGTCAGAATTATGCATAAAAATATGGGAACAGATGCTAGGGTATCTGCTTTTCTGGATTTTATCAAAAATAATGTGATGTTTCGTTCAGACTATGATAAGATCCCGCAATACAATGAGTTTATGGATGGGATATTGGATTATAATGGTTCAGATGATTGCGCTGCAATTTATTCTGTCGCTTCCTTGGCTTATTATGTGTCGAAAAAATACAATATATAATTGGTATATTTTTAATATTTTCCTTCTTGTGGGTATTTTTAGGGTATTGCGAAATGATATGACTTTAATTTATCTAAACAACACGATTCAAAACGTGATTTTAAATATAGTTTTAATAAAAAAAATAACCGACAATTAATGCCGGTTACCGTGATAGTATCTTATAGCCTCATTGACATATAATGATACTGATTGCTCCTTATCCAAGATAGAAGCTACATCCTCCTCTATCGTGACAAATATTTTTCTTACACCTCTAACCTTGGGACGTCTTGGCACACCATTGCTGTCCAATATCCTGTATATCGTTTGCTCAGACTTTATATCTGTTTCCTTCATTATCTCCTTGATAGCCATCCCTGCTTTGTACAAGGACAATACCCTAGACTCTTGATCTAGGGTAATAGATCGTCTTCTTGCCATAATTAATATGTTTTATAACATTTATAATTTGTTGCTCGTTATTTCAAAAAGTTACACCTTTGCATCGAACATCAACGATGTTAGTCGCACTTCGGTGCGTGGATTGAAACGACATTAAAAATGTCATTGTGGTTTAAACCACATTTTAATATTTAGGGCAGCGAAGAAATTCGTTGCCCTAACTTTTTATTTATAAAATCTCAATTTTGGTATAGTATGCATTCATCTTTCCAAAGAATGATTCTATTTTTGCTCTCTGATAAGAAGACATTTTGTTATAAATGACATTTTTGTCATCTTCTCTTAAGTAGTATTCCTTTTCATCGTCAGTAAGATTAATAACTATATTAATTGCTCTCCCACTGTATGAATCTGTAAATTGAATTTTTGTCTTCATAGTCTTACGCCGCTTATCCGTTGCCGCCGGTTCTATTATTACCTGTTGTTTTATTATCACAATGTAAATATATAACATTGTGATATAATAGCAAAACAAATCACAATATATTTTCTTGTATTGTGCAATATTTAACATTTAGACACAAAAAAAGAAAACTATATTAATTAGTTATAAGAAGCCAATGTTGAAACAAAAACCAATCTTCTTAAAAAATTGCCATTAATGCAATATTTTTTACTTGCAAGATGAATGAAGAGAATTAATAGAACGGCAAGACTGGCGAGTTTGTTTTTTTATTTCCTTATTACTTCTTTCTGCATCATAATTGAAAAAATCTTCATTCTACAAATTCTATATCATTCAGATTAATCGGATAAACTTCATAGACTACCACTTGGTCAAATTCCCCATATTCATTTTTTTTATTCAAAATGTTTGCTATTAACTAACGTTGTTATTGATGCTTTAATTCAATATGTTCTCATGGATCTAACCAATCCTTACATCGAAGATACAAAAATGTAAAATTATGATAATTAAAAAGTTAATCACTAAAATAATGTTCCGTCTGTCTGTTGAAGTGCATCCGGATGCGGAATGGTTTTAAGCATAAGGGCTGACCTACACCAAGATCAGCCCTTACATTATAGTTATATAATGGTCTACCATTCATAACATAAGTCTACACCTTGAGTGATTTCAAACTTTTAATCTATTTTCTACAAATATTTCAATATCTCAAGCATAGCATTAGCCATTCGAGTCCCTATATATTGATGCCCTATTCTGCCTGGGTGAGTATGGTCTATACTTCCGTTTTCGTGATGATATATCAAGTCACAATTTCCTTCTTGAGACATAGCGTCTGATGAACTGTCCAAAAAAGTACCACTGATCCATTGGGTATCTTTCCGAATTATAGTACGGATATGATTATATACCTCACAGTTCTGCATGTCAATAAATGGAATACTACATTCTCTTGCTACGGATTTTAAAGCCTCATTTCTTTTTTCATGAGTGTTCCCTGATAGATTAGAATCAGGCTGTGGAGTATATTCTCCAAGCAGTATAATATGCGATGACGGCATTGATTTTTTTAAAGATTCAACAAATGTTTTAACTCTATTACGATAACCGTCATCATATTGGTCATTAATAGCACCTCCTAATAACACATAATCCGCATCTTTAAAATAAGTAATATCATCTATGGCAGAGGAAATAGACGGTCTGGAATCCGTATCTGTTACAAGTCCGCGTTGTCCAACTCCTATGTTTATACACTCCATTCCTAACTGCCAGCAACATATTGATGCCCATCCCATTGGAGCAAATTCACCTCCTGCCGTAGCTTCTGTAATGCTACTTCCTGCAATAACAGCCAGAGGCTGTTTTAATGTTACTTCAGACACTGTATAGGAATTAGAATACCGTAGCGAATACACTAATGATGAATTCTCTATTATGATTTCACGTTCAATCGCGCTGGCAAATTTAATCTGTGTATAGCTCCTCCATCCATTCTCTGTCAATATATCAATAGCCTTTTCTCCGAGTCTCATCCAGCCATTTCCTTCGTTGACAAGTATACTGATAGCAGTTTTTCCCCTGTGCCCTAATTCGATAGCGTCTCCATTGAACATGAATTTTAAAGGTAAAATTCCACCTCTTTGCCCTGATAAGGTTACTGTCTTGTCAACTGAATAGATATAACTTGTTTGATCTATTCCAATACGATGCTTGCCAAACAAGAATAAGGCTGCTGGATTAATCTTCCCATTTAAAACAAATAGTAATTCTTTGGCATCCTTAATTAATGGAAGAGACGGATAATGGTCGGAAGATTTACGGCTTTCAATTTGATAGCTTAGACGATATATTGTCGGATTAGGCATTAAGGACAGACTACCTGCCTGAGTCAAAGATATCTGTCCACTTTCCGACAATGATATGCCGTTTCCTACAATTAATTTATTCTGCTTAGTATCCAGATCTTCTTTAGTTGCAAATTTTGACGTATCTGATCCGTTTACGATAATATCAGGTGCCAGTTTTTTTTGCTCATACGGAATAAAGTATTCTTCGTAATGAGTGGGGGTATCATCAGATATCATAAGCACTCCATATTGTTTGTTCATCTCAAAATCGTTCACATCTACATTCCCCTTATACCAAGTATAAGCTATCTTACAATTCTCTTCAACTTGATATGGGAACGAAGGGAAGGCGGTATTGTTTATCCGCTCAACCCTGCCGTCAGAATGCCAAAGCGTAATAAATTGATTTGGATTATACTTAACCCAATTAACTCCAATTCCATCTGATACCGAAAGAAAATAACCGCATTGGATTATATTACCGGCGCTTACAGTTATAACCTCAGACGAAAGATAACTTTCATTTTCTTTAAATTCACCAGTATTTGCATCATAAAAACCAATCTTGCTGTTCTTATTCCACCAATTTATTGGATTGACCATTTCTATGGATATATCAGCTTTTTTTTTATCCAAGTCTGACAGTTCCTGCCTTGTCGATAGATCCTGATCGTCAACTGAGATAATGTTTCCAGATATTAATATTCTATCACCCGGCAATAGTCGTTCTTGTTTAATTGACTCTTTGGTCAACATAAACTTGGTTTTTATAGAATCGGAGTTTAAACAGAACACAAGCAATGTTTTCGCTTCGGATGGAACTTCTAATCTTTCAAAATATAAGGGGGTATTTTCGTCTGCTTCCTTAATAGAAATCAACGTATTTTTATTAAAATCAGAGCTTGATTTATAAAATGCATAGACTGCTCTGCGGTAACTACCGAAATACAAGACTGTACCTCTATATATAAATATATTCCCAGCGGAACATTCTGTCTTATAAACAGCATGATTTTTACTGTTAGATGTTTTAACTTCTCCTGTATTAAAGTCTATATACTTGTTTTCACCTATTAGGCTAATTTCAGCCATATTCGAATACGCATTTGATTCGACCATTAGGCTATTGTCCAATCGTTCCCAATATGACGCATCTGATATATAATTAACATCAATGTCATATCCCTTATACTGATATGTTTCGGTCACGCCTTGCATGTTTCTAAATGTCATAATCACATTATACCTTGACAAATCTGTATATGTATTACGTAGATAGGACTTTAACTCTTGTGAGTTTATTAACTCACCAAAAGTATTATAACTAATATTGAGACTTTTTTGAATGTCTATAATAACATTCATTGCATGTAATTCAGATATTTCCGTAGTCAGACTCTTACGCGTTTTGGGATTGACCACCGCATCAGTTATAGTAGCCGGGTAAATGGTTTGTCCACCTTTGGTCAGTTTATGCATTTTTGCCATAATATCTCCTGTTTTAGCCTAAGTTCCGCCGGAACTTGGACTATTGTTATTTTATGTAATTATTTATTAACTCTTAAAATCACTCAGCACATCATCATACTCCTTATCTGACAGAGATACGCTCTGCACCGCATTGTATGCGGCATAATCCGGATAGGGCATGATCTCCGCTGTGCTCTCATCCGTCTTTCCGGTAGTCAGCACAATCCCTGTATCTTCAATAGATACAAGGTTGCAGATGCCCTCTCTAAAGTCGGAATCAGAGATGAAGTATTCTCGTTTGACCTTTAACATGCCGGGAGAGAAACCGGGGTTGTCAAAAGCGACAAGCAGACTGCCATCTTCCATACGGCTGCAACCCACATACTCTTGTCCGTCAAAGGAGGCTATGAACTTCCCCTTGAACGGATTGAAGTAAGTAAACCGGAAGGGAGTTGATATGTCTCCATTCAGGTTCTTCTCTATAATTTTAAAATCGGATTGGTAATTAATTTTCATAACTATAATATTGATGTAACATCGTCTATCTCCTCGGCTTTCAAGATGCCGGAAAGGTCAACACTTTCACCGCCTCCGGTTGTTCCTGTTTCGCTCCATACGCCTCTCTTCGTACATTGATATATAGGACCCGGTATGGTATCTCCCACGACAGCCCAGTCGCCCACAACAGGAGATGGGACAGCAGCCTGCAATGCTTCTACCGTAGAAAACAATCCCTTGTTGCGGACACTGTTCTGCTTGACCTTATCAATCTCGATAGAAGTCTTACTAAAATTGTAGTTAAGCCGATCTGCCGCCTCACTCCAAGTACCTGTTTTATTAATACTATTAAGTTCCATATCACTTTCTTACCTTTAACACTCCATTTGTCACTATTCCTTCAAGTGTTTCATATTCCACATATACCTGCCCGGAGCTGACGTTATCTTTAGACGGCCAATTACTGCATTCAATATTTGCCACATATTTAGACACAGCCCCTCCGTCATATACCGGTTTCATCCCAACCAACAGAGTTTCGCCTTTAGAGCCATAGAAAGAAACGTTATTGGGAGTAAGAATAATATCCGTATTTTCCACATGATTCTGTATTCTGATACGTTCCGGATATACAGTCGTTTCTTGTATCAATTGGTCCCCTACATATTTCCGTAGAATCAAATCACCATACTCCCATCCGTCTGATGATGTGTCGAACCTTAATATCAAGGTGGCATGTCCTTCAGTCGTGTACATTTCAAGAGTATTTTTATCCGGATCAATGACAATGCGTTTCCCGTCAACAGATGTTTCTACTTTTCCGCGGAAAAATCCGCCCAAGGCTTCAACCACACCTCTGAACTTACCACCCAAGGCATAAATATAGCCACGAAGGAACGTATCGCCACCATGAGTGGCAACAAAGTTCGCCATATTCGCCCATTCCGTATCTGTGGGCTGGTAATCGGGGTCATTACGAAACCTCATCACGGTTCTAATAGCCTGTTCAAGTTTTCCTCCTGCCCAAAATGCTACATCATCATCATCATTGTATATGCCGCTCACTCCGGCTGTGACCTTTTGCATCTTACCATCCTTGTAGTTGCCTAGTTGGATCATATTAGCTAGTATCAAACCGCCAAGGATATCCACAGATCCATCCTTGATTGCACTGGCGATATAATTGATTGACTGGAAACCGGCTGTTGCCTTGTCATTGTCAAGAATTGAAGGCTTCCAGTCAGTAGCAATGGTCCCACGCTCTAGTTGAAGGTCACAAACGGTTGCGGTACCACTGATAAGAAATATACCACTGCCATTGAAGGTGATCTTATGGGTATATCTCTGATAAGAGGATGTGAGAGGTTGAGAAACACTGAAAGAACCGCACGAAACAGACACAGACGTACCCTTTGCTTTATAACTGATAACATAACTTTCTCCTTTAATCAATGATACGGACTGGGACAAACTACCGATTGCGGCAGAGTACCCGGAGCCGGCATCACTGTCCGCAGATACGGTAGCCACTCCCGTCCAATATTCTAGTTGCTTGCTAAAAAGTTCGGTATCCGCCGATAGCTCGGTAGCGGCAGACAGGTCCTCTGTCTCATAATCTCCGGTAAACCCGGAATTGCGCAACAGATTGACCGAGCCGACAGCCGCATTGTCTATCGCATCCTTGGCCTCTTGGGCAAGATCTGCGGCCTCCTGTATCTCATCCGGCAGACCTTCCATATTACGCCATCCGGTGGAACCCTGCTCGATATGGAACATACCCTTGATATCAACACCTTTATCCTGAGTGTATTCCATGTAAGTGGTCCGGTCCTTGTCGCCAATATACGTATCTCCGTACACCTTCATCCGGGCCTTGCCGGTAGATTTGTCAAAATCAAAAGAAATGACGTCTTTCCCGGTCAAGGTAAAATCATTAATACCCTGATACATGATGATAGACGGAGAAACTTCGTTCACCGAAGAGAGAATTATCGCCGCCTGTCTGGTGATATCAGTCTTATGGCCCAATCCCACGATATCATCACCTGCCACCGGAACATCGTTCTCGACATTAGGATCACACACGGTCTTGGACAGGTCTATATAATTCTCACCTACTGCTGTGACCAACCGCCAGTAATAGCGGTTGCCGACATGATGAGAAACGCCAGTCTTGATATTGCACTCCTGTGCGATGGCGAGAGATCCCGGAGTAAACTGGTTCTCTATCTCAATTCCGTCTTCCTCTTCCTTGAAATAACAACGGTAGACATCATCCAACTCATCCACACGGTTGCATTTCATGCCTGCATGGGAAATCACCTGCTCACCACCTACATACGTCTTCTTCTTTACTTCAAGCTCGTCAAAAACGGCTTTGACCTTGACATACAGATAATCAACAACAGCCTGTGACATACCGTTCTCAAGTACAGTAATTCCACTACCGTTCTTACCTATCAAAAGGCCTTTCAAGAAAGTGATCAGACCGTTGGCGGTGTCGGCGATATCTTTGCGGAGGAAGTATTTGGAAAGTTCCTCTATATTTGCACTTCCCGATATGGCAACAACCCGGTCTTTATTGGTCCTTATGTAAATAGAAGGATTCTTATCATCATTATGTATGTATATCTCACCCTCATTCAACCCTTCCAATCGCTTTTCAAATGATGGGGATATTTTCGGTATAATCGGATTTCCTTCTGCATCCGTTTCCGAACCGTACCACAATATCTTTATAGGATGATTTCTAGCCATGATTACACATAATTTTCGTTAACAAAAGCAGCTTGCGCCTTCTTGTATTTTAACACATCGTCCTCTTCAGGATTAGTTAGCAAAAATGCTATACCTGAAGAAGAAGTTGCGATCTCAGTTTTGCCTCCGATCCCAGCAATATCGTTTTCTCTAGGGCGTAAAGTCACTTTATATATAAACATCTGTTTTTTACCTATTGTATCAAGCTTTTCCGGGACAGAATCCCCTTCCCGTACATACAAATTACCGTCTATGTTGACGTGAGAAAGGCAAAGTACCTTATTTATAAACTCCGCTATATAGTACGGAACGCCACAACTTGTCCCGAAAACAAAATCAAATGTTTTATAAGGGAGAGAATACATTTCTATTATCTCCTGCTTCTGATTCACAAACTGTTCGTTTTCAACTTTCAACTCCACCCCATCCGGTTTGAATCCTCCTATTATTCTGAACTGAAACATCTGCTGAACATCATCAATCCAGAATATATTATCAAATGCAGAATTATTATCCTTATGGGAATATTCAATCAATATAGAATCACCTATATTCTCACACACACAGAATTCCTCACATTCCTTATCGCCTATAGTTACTGTATATATCCCCTCCGAGGGAGATAATGAGGCATAATACATCTTAATGCTTTCATTTACATCATAAGTGAGCAGTGTTATCTTGGAGGAAATATTGCCGATCTTATTATTTAAATAAGCTGAAGGTTTTTCGCCGTTATCACAAAAGATTTGCAGCAGGATGTTGTCTGACACAGAAAATACTTGTCTGAAACATCCTGCATTTGAATATTTATATTTCAGCGGTTTGAAGAATAACGGGCAAACATCTCCGATTGATATCATGGTCTTTTCGTTAGTTTCTAGTAACTTGTGACTTCACAAGCTTTCATTGCAAATATAACAATTAAAATTTGAATCTTTATAACGAACTAAACTTTTTTACGATCAAAGTCACCTTTGAACTTTGTGATTTTGTAAAATTGTAATCAGCCTGCTGATAATATCCCTGTACAACTTTGCCTTGGTATTCCAGTTCAACAATTCCTGTAAGATCTTCCGGGAGTTCCACATCCGAAGTCTCAAATTCCACCTCCGCCACAGTAAACATCCTTTTTGAAAGAATTATATCCCTACTTTCCCCCATTCCATCAATACCCACATCACTATTACCATCTGATGACGCAAAAGTAAGCATCTCAACAGATGAGCCGATGTATGCTTCATTGGCCAAAACCATAGAAGAAGGGGAAAACATGGCATTGAACATTGTGTCAGGGCTGAGAACGCCACCCATAAGATAATCTCTGTTCAATATATACTTAAGTCCAGATGAATCAGATTTCACCCCTACCATAAATAAATCAGTGTCACTTTCGTTGTCTGTAGTATCTTCACCTATCTTGTCAGCAAGAAACTCTATGCCGTATGCGTCCGCACGGTATGGAGATATCATTTCAAGGCTATTGTCCGTCATGGTCACGCCTGTGGTATATTCATTCGTAAAACGGAACTCGTCCTTTCCATTAGCCGTATCGTAATCCTGCTTGTCAAAGCCTATCCGTATGCGAGAATACACCAATGCAGAATTAACCTTCATCTCATAATCAGATAAATCATCTATCCTTTTGACAACATTATTCGAGAAGTATTTGCTTCTATGCCGGAAAGTTACTGTATTCCCGGATATGTCGTAAGCATAACCAAACACGTAACTCATCCAGTTTGCAAATTTGGTGAAGGATGTATATATTTTGGCTCCAGGAATCTTACGGGCTGATTCAGCCGCCAAGAGCATACAATTATCAAGCCTTCTATCTCCTGTCCCCTCAATCACTCCAGTCAAACCATCTTTCTCTCCATTAATACTTTTAAGCAGTCTGTTCAGCAATGTATCGGGCTTTATAACATCCATCTCAACAGGGTTTATTCGATTTTTCCATGATGCTTTAAAATAACTTGATGTTGAGACTTTGTATGGCAAATCCGGCAATACAGGTACAATCTCTTCTTTCTCATTGACATACATAGCTCTCACTATTATTTTATCATTATGCAAAAGACTTATATTGTACGATTCCGAAACCTTCTTTTCCACTGGCGTTTCTGATTCTGTCGTAAGTTCAAAACTTCCTATCACCGTTTCCGTAGTCACCGCTTCCCCATTACTATCAATATCATTACTTATCTTCATAATCTGGAGCCTCACACCTCTTACATCATATCCCAAAGCACCAGACTGATATTTCCTAAACACAAACATATCAATATTAAACTCTATATTTATCTTAATTGATTTCAGAGCCTTTATCGAATATACATCATCACCACCTACTGTTTGATCATTAAATTCAAGAGACCCCTTTATTAAGGAATCACTGGCAGTTATATATATTGGCATTGGTGACATTTTCTTACTGAAATAAACATTAATAAGAGTGTCATCGTCCTCCAACGTATCACCTGTAGGAATCCATTTTGCTGATTCTGAAAGTTCAAGTCCGTCATAAACAAGAGGAATGGGGCTTTTCACCTCTTCGACCGAATATTCATATTGAGTTCCTTTTTTTGACTTTATCATGGACGCCACGCTATCATCCACGGCATTTATCTGTAAAATACGACCATTATCCTGCAATGTAGAGAAATTGAGAGCGCAACTAAACCGTTCATTATACAACCAACTGTTATTTCTTGTACTTATTATTATTGAGGCAGAAGCATTCAAATAATCTTCATCATATTGTTTTAACAGCAATTTTCTAGCATCCCCAGCAAAAGAAAATTTGTTGGAAAATGTACGGATAACACCGTCATAGTCATTTCTCTTGAAACTAGCCTTCACCTCGTCCCAATTCTCAAGATCATCAGTAACCCTGTACTTCAGACCATTTATAAGTAACTCACATCGATAATACATAATTATTTCTTTTTACGATTCAACCCATCGATTTCGTCACATGTCTGCCTTACAAGACAGGCATAAGATCCGGCGGTCCATTCTTTCGGATTGATATACATCTTATTATACTTCCCAATAGCGACAACTTCATTTATAAATCCACGTTTTGTAGGCTTCTCCTTCAGTCCCTCATTCTTTTCCTTACTTATCTTATCCAAATCATATTGTGCACGGGAATTTAATGCGGATATTCTAGCATTCATAGCCATTACATCACCTTTTTTACACGAATAACCTATCTTCATCAGAATATCACGCACCTCATCATACATTTTCAACTTCATCATGTTCTCACATGCCTTCATGCACTCCACGGTCATTGCAAGATTCATACGCTCATTACAATTCAATATCTCAGAGAACAACTGTTTGCTCCCGACAATTTCTATATAGTCATTGATAATTTTTGCCGATGCGGCCCCTTTGTCCTCACCGTCAAATTCGATAGTATTGCTATCATTGGTATAGATCTCTATAAAAACGGACAAGGGAAGTTCATATATGTCACTTGTATACCTCATAATCAGATACTTTTTGAAAATTGCTGATAATTGTTTTCTCTTATCGCCTTGGCTAATTTTGCAAATCCTATCTGCTGTGATTTTTCCAGATGCCCTATCTTTTTCTCCAGTTCGCTATAATCATTAACTATTGATACAGGAGGAAGATTGTTTTCGCTTCTATATGCCATAAGACCATCAAAATCATTTGCTTGAGCCTTTATCCTGTCCATATCCACAGCATAAGGTATAACCTTCGCACCTTTAGGGATGTCAACCAAAGTAGGGACAGACGGAGTAATATACGCCCCTTTATCTGTAACGATCGTTTCGGAAACGCCACCATCACCCACTACAGCCAACCCGCCTTTATGCGAATCAGTACCCTTGGCGTATTTCGGAATAGGAGTCGCTATAATAGTAGCAAGCTGTATCGCTCCCATAGCACCTAGAGCAGCTATCATAGGTATTGCAGCAGGGAAGCCCAATTCTTTTATCGTCTGCAAAATACCACCTGCTATCTGTATAGCCGCCTCGGCTATACTGGTAGCTTTCTCAAACTTTGCCTGTTTTGTTTTTAATGCAGCTTTTTTCTTCTCCAATTCGGCATTCTTTTGTGCCGTTTTATCTTCCGCCGCACGTTTACGCGCTTCGGCTTCTTCAGTTGTTATAGCGCCTCTTTCTTCTAAAGCCTCTATACGGGAAATTTCCTCTTCACCAGCTTTCTCATTCGCTTCCTGTTCAGCCTCAACAGCTTCAATCTGGCGATCATAAATGGATGATATCATACTACCAATCCCACTAACCATCGCTCCCCACATCTCGGTAGTTCTTTCTATTTTCTCACCATCTGTAAGCTCTCCCCAAACGCCTGATATCTTATCAGACATAATACTGAATCCCTTATCCATCCCATCAAATATACCGGCAAACGGGCTATCGATATCCGATGCAAGATCTTTCAATGCAGAAGAATAACCTTTCAACACTTCAAAATTCCTTCGTGTAATATCCTGTTGCTCTTCCGCTTTTTTCACCTGATCATCCGCATTTATAGAACCTATCTCTGCTTCCATTGCCTTTATGGATTCTCTCAACGTTTCAATCTGTTGCTTGCTTACCACGCCCGATGCTTCCGCTATCTCAATCATTTTTTCAGCAGCATCTATCTGTATCTGCAATTGCTCGTTTGCGGCTTGCTTCTCCAGTTCACGCATGGCTTCATCATATTCTTTTCGCGACATCAGCCCTTTTGAATAATTTTGTGTTATAATGTTTTCGAGCTCCTTATATCCAGTACTTGTAGCTGCTATACGGAGAGATGATTGTTCTTCTTCCAGTCTTAGCATCTCATCGGTATACTTTTTCTTTTCCTCGATCCTTTTTTTCTCGGCCTCTGCCAACTCCTTAGCATATTCCTCATTCTCTTTCGCTATCTTCTGCTTTCTCTCTTGAGCCAACATTTCCCGGAGTTTGTTCTCTTCCTCAGAATATCCCTTTATAGCTGCTATTTGGTCTTTATATTCTTTCTCTATGGCAGCAAGATTACGCTGGTGCTCATCCTCTATAAGAGAAACGGACAAGTCAGCCATTTTATTCCTAAGATTCTCTATATATTGTGCTAGATCATTTGCGGCTTTATCAACAGAATGAGGATCAAATGTAACATCTTCAATATCAATAGAATTTGCTATATCTTTACTAGCTTTATCTATCCGATATATCTGATTTAATATAGAACCTATTTCTTCATCCAAATCTTCAACCTGCTCGTTTAATTTTCCATACATATCTCTAGCTGTATCCATAGCTGCCCCTTGACTGGATTCATATTGTGCTTTCATCTGGTCTCTAGCAGATTCAAGTTTCGTACGTTTTTCTTCTTTTTCTGCCAATTGATCTTCCAATTCTAATTTTTGCTTAGCCTGTTCCACAAGACGATCTTGCACAGCTCTAGCTTTAGCCGAAGCTAATATGGCATTAGATAACCTTTGATAACTATCAGCCGCTTTACCTGTAAGAATATTTTCATCACTTATATTTTTAAAATATGAAGGATATTGCTTTTTCAGTTCCTCAACGGCTTTTTTTCGTTCTCCCATAGGTTTATTCAAATTGACAGCCGCCCTATATAATATATCCAATTTAACAGCTTCATCTTGGGAATTTTTTACACCTTCTTTTTGAGCTTTATTCAAATCCTCCTGAAACTGTTTTAGATAATCAATTTCTTTTCTCGCATCAAACAGGCTACCCACCCATTTGGTTATCTCACCTCCATAACTCGATAAAAGAGTTATCCCAACAACTAAAGCCGTCTGCCAACTAAGAAGGGAACTCAATACCTGTTTAAATACAGGTGTAGCAGTCTGCCCCGATTTTTTAAGAAGTTCATATTCCACCCTTGCTTTCTTTAACTCATCAATAAATATAGGAAGGTTATTGGATATGGCAAGAAAGAAAGTATTGGCACTAATAGACAAAACCGGAAGTTCTCTCGCAATCTGTTGTATGGAAACATTAAGGCCATTCCAACCAGAAGCATAATTACCCACATTACGTTGGTAATTGCCCATCTGTGCATCTATATCCTTTAATTGTTGATTCAGCTTGCCGATATTGTTCAAGATATCCATACCTTTTGCCCCCTCGCGTGCAGCTTGTGAAAGGTTATAATATTCCTTTTCCAACTGAAGCATTGAAGCCTTCATCTCGTTATAGCTTCCTGTAGTGGCAATCGCTACCTGTGTATGATTTCTCAATATCGCCAAATATTGTTTATTCTGCTCTGTCAGCGTGCGTAACTGGGATACCGTAGCATCTCTTTTGGACTTGTATTCCTCTTCGCTGATAGCACCTTTCTTATACTCCTTCGATAATTCCCTCAGAGATGTTCTTAAGGCTGAAATTGTTTCTTTGTTATCACTTAATCTACTGTTCAATTCGGAGGCTTGTGTATCAAAAGCCTTTACCGTCTGACGGATTGAATCAAAATCAGCAGCAGTCATGGATATTTTCTTAGATGCCTCTTGGAATGAAACAGAAGCAGTTTCCGCATCCTGTGACACGTTCTTCAAGTCTTCGGAAGCACCTCTCAAATTTACTTTTACTTCCGTTATCTTGTCTGCCAATGTATTCAATGGTTTGGTAAGAAGCTCTATCTTACGGGAAATATCGGTCAATAACTTTAATTGACTAGCCTGTAATTCAGACAACCTATTTTGAGAAGCATATAATTTAGTAATTGTAGCATTATAACTGTCAACTTTAGACTGGTATTCTCTCAGATTACCCGGCTTAAAATTTATGCCATCACTTAATTGTTTTGTGAAATTCGCATATTCGGAAGATGTGGTTTGAATATTAATCCTTATCTCATTTAACTTCTTAACGATGTTAGGATCAATCGCATCAGTAATTTTAAATTCTGCTCCTGCCATGGTCTTTTCGTAAGTTTTGGATAGTGCATGACTTCATGCACCTTCTAAGAGCAAAGATAGTGATTTTATTGATATTATGAAGGTGAGGAAATAAAAAAGGGAGAAGCAAAAACTTCTCCCCGTGAAAAAACATTTATTTCATTTTATTCTTTGATATTCCGTATAATAAAGAACTTTATAAGATTCTTCGATGTTGCTTAAATCAGAAAGAACCTTTATTTTCCCAGTACTCTCTATTTTTATTATGGAGAATATACTTTGAGGCAATTTAGGTAACATTTCCTTTACTTTCTCTATTTCTTCCTCTGTTACATATTTCCCCCATTTACCTATATATTCATCTACAGGTAATCTCACTGGCGCAATATTATCTTCTTTCTTAACTTCTCCATCTTTATTCAATGTATTATCTTTAATATAGCATTGAAGCATTTCTCTTATATTTCGAACATTGTTCGTCATTCCCCATAATTTAAAGAATAAAATAATTTGCAATATTGCAAATATGACCATAATTAATTCTAATACTACCATAATACTTTTTTTATCTATAGTTATAATAATTGGGTTAGTTTCAACAAAGTAATATAAACTAAAACACAATTCAAAATATTACGACATATTTGTTTGCAATTTAGAATGTTGTATAAATAAATTATAAACATAGCATTTCAATCTTCATGTTTAAATTTCACCTTCTCACTTCTTTTCCCAGTGCATACAATCAGTTTGAGATGCTTGCCGTATATCTGTTCAAGTCTATTATTTTGTTCTTCCATTTTTTGAAGTATAATTTCAAGTTTATCTATTGTTTTCATAGTCTTTTTATTCGTGTTGCGAATCGCAACGTTAACGGATGTAAAGAGTCTGCCCACCTCGTAAAATAAGGTGGGAAAGACTTGATTAATAAATAATATTGTTATTACATATTAAGAAGATATTCTCCTAATGCATGAGCTTTTTCTCTTGAAATAAAAGCCACACTGTCACGCTCATGGTCTTCAGGATATGATATACACACTGCTATCATATCGTATTCGGAATGTGATACTGTTATATTTACTGTACCATATTCATCTTCCATTGTCGCATATTGAGAAAAAAGGCCCTCTCTTATTGCCATTTCGGTAGGATTCCCATTCTCGTCAATCAATCCATTTTCTAAAGCTATTTTTTGAAGATCCTCCACTGAACATCTCAACTTATCTGCTACTTCATCAAATGTTAAGCTATTATTCATTTTTATTTCCATGATCATGCAGCCATTAAAGATTTAAACTTATTCAGAAAATACACCTGACCTTTACCTGTAACGTAACAGGTATGTTTTATAAAAATGGGATTTTCACCCGATACTATCGGTCTTTCTTTCACGAAGAACAATCCCATTTCTGCCGCCCTCTGTGTAGGCATATAGTCATTTATATATTTATTCTTCGATCTGCTGTATCGCTGCCTTCTGATAAGGAACTTGTTCTCTACCATCCATTCATAAAGCCTTATTTCTCCAATCTTATATCCGTTTTGGGTGATAAGTTTCGCAAGATCTCCTATGAGAATATTGGTAGACGAACTTGTAAAACATTCTTTGAAAACTACAGCGGGTTTTGTTTCTTCTATAATAGACTGCTTCTCCTGTTCCTTCTTCTGCACTTCCAATGCCAATCGTTGCTTTTCCTCCCGTTCGCTCTTTAGCTGTGTGGCAAGACTGATAACAAGGTCAGGGTTGTTTATCATCTGCTCAAGCGTTGGCTGCGTGGCGGTCATGCCGTATTGAAGAAGCTCTTTGATACGGTCGTTACACCATAAATAGAAGTCGGGAGAAAGCCATTGTGCAAATACCAAAGCAAGGTCTTCATGCATCCAAGTGCCTTGATTGTTACCTCCTTGATTTACAGTAACTAAACCCGTTGCGGAAATTCCCGTTTTGGCTGATAATGAACTAATTAACTCCTTCGTCTGTTTTGTTGACAAAAAGTCATTACAACGTTTTCCAAACGGTTTAGCCATTTCTGTGGCATTTACCATTACACTATCGCCTTTCTGAAAGGTGATAGGACTTCCGGGTCAGCGGATTTTCCGGGTTGGCAAGCTTTCTTTTAAGCGTATAGCCTAGCCAGTCTGAACATGAAGAACTTCAGATCAGCCACCCCTCTTA